AGTTTCATTTATTTGAGAATAATTAACCATAATTTCATTAATTACAACTTCTTCTCCTTCGGGGTATTCTTTAGTTTTATATTCCATTTTTATATTGAATTATGTAATACACATCCAAAATCTCCTTCTGTTTCTATTTTGTCAACAAAACCATCAATTCGTTCTGGGAAATAAATAAAATCTATTTTCATTTTCAATTCTCTACAAGTCCCAGAATTAACTACGTTTTCATAATTAAAAAAAGAAGTTTGATTCCAAAAATAACAAGTAGAACAACGAGGCATAACAGCCGTTTTGCTCAATGCGGGTTTTTGTTTTTTATCGTTTTCCATCATATTTTGTTTAAATTATTAAATTTACGTTTCTAAATCCCGCACTAAGCAAAGCGACAGGACGTTACCCCAACAACCTCTTAGCCTCAACAAGTCGTTTTTTATGATATTCATTCTCACTAACAATCGCTTTATCTAAAAGTTCTTGAATGATTTCTAAAGCCTTTTTATTTTTATGATTACGTAAATCAATAGCGTAAAATAAAGGCTCGAAATTGCTGTCATTATCTTTGTTAAGCCCGTAGTTTAAACATTCGGTTAAATCCTCTGAATAAAACTCGTTTGGTTCGTCGTCGTGTTGCGGAACGTCGAAACGTGAATCTACGAATGAGTTACTTGATACGTGGGTTTTCATTTCCTACTTTTTTAAATACTCGCTTTGGAGTTGGTTAATAAATTCGTTTACTTTTTGTTTGGCTTCATCGTGAAGCTTTTCTGGAACTACTCTACTAATTCGCATTGTTGTAGATTTCTCTTTGAATTTTGGCGGTGCGCCTACTTTTTTATTGCTCATTATTTTTAAGTTTAATAAATTCAACCAAGTTAATTAATAATTGTTCTGTTTTCTGATTTAGATTTTTTGATATATAACATAATTGCATTTCCAATTGTTGTTTTTGCATACTATTTGATAATGATGCACATAAACCATTTAATAGGTTTGATTGAGTTTGGTCGTCTGACATTCCTATATCATAACCTATTTCTTCTGCTAATTTCTCAATACTTGATTTTACCATAATTTCTATTTTTTTAGTGATTAATTATACGCAAATATACTATTTATTTTTATATTACAATACAATACAATAAAAATAATTCTAATTTATACTCATTCTAAATAAAAAAGCGCATCATTTCTGACACGCTTAAAATTAACTAACTACTGAAAAACTTTATAAATCCAATGCTTCTTTATCTTTAACCAACTTTCTTGACCACAATATAAACCAAAATATTATACAACCAACCACAAACAATATTACCCAGTTCCAAAAATTACCCTTGTTCGACACTACCGATTTTGCTTTATTTACTTTTGATGTTTGTACTTTTGCTTTTGCGCTTACTAAAACATCGTTATTTTGCTTCTGTTCAACTTTATCAACTTTATCAACTACAACATTGTTTTTTGTCTTTTTGTTTGAAATACGAGCGTTTATGTAAGTTTTACCATTAATAACTAAAGGTTTTGAATTATCAATAGGCTCTATAACTATTTCGTTGGTATATGTACAATCAATTGTTTTTGTATTTGTTTCAATATTGGTATTGATTTCTGTTTTATCAACTACTAATACTTCGGTTTCAGATTTAGTAGTTTCTTTTGTTTTAACCGCTTCAACTTTTCGTGTTCCGCAACTAACTAAACCGCCTATTACCGAAGCCGTTAAAAATAGAATAAATATTATTTTTTTTATTTTCATTATTTTATTTGTTTAATTAAAAAATTTTGATTAAGTTTGTTATCACATTAGTTGTGATAAATTGGTTTAATTAAAAGTAACAAAGGTAAAAACCGATAACGCTTGTTGTCGGTTTTTTTATATTCCTAAATGATTACATAACCATCATTACCTCGTTTCTTTTGTATTAAAGTACGCCAATTATCAAAACCTATTTTATCAAAGTGGGGCATATCTTTAAACGTATGCCAGTTACCGCCCCAATTCCAACCATATTTAGCAAAAATTTTAACTATTTCTTGCCAGTCTGAAACACCATCGTTATCCCAATCTTTTTGAGTATCCCAGCTTGCAGTCTTACCATCGATTATAAGACATATATCAACTGCAAATCCGTAGTTATGTACTGATTGACCACCTTTGGCGTTTGTTACTTTAGGTCGCTTTTTAAATAGTTCGTCTTGTTCTGCAAAGGTTCTTAAACCTTGAGTAATTCTAACTTTAGCACGCCCATTTAAAACTTTGTCGCACTCTAAAATTATATTGGTTACTTCTTGTCTAACGGATGGATGAAGTAAGGATATTTTTTGTTGTGTTGGATTATCCATAGTTATTTCAAATTAAAAAGTTTAGCAAATATACCTAATAAAATAACAATTACAGTACCAATAACAAATTTGAATTGACGTACATAAACGCTAATTTCGCCCTTAAAATCCTCCAAATCCTCAACACGTGCATCAATTTCATTTAATTGCTTTACAACGCCTTTGTTGCCGTTTAAATCACTACCAACTAAAGCGTTTTTAATATCATTAAGTATTTTTGTGTTTTCATCATTTACTATTTTTTGTAAATCCTGATGGTGGCGTATGCGCTCTATTTCTGCAGTTACTTTATCGATACTCATTTATTCAAATATGTTTCAACGCCAATATACAACATTGATATTGACATCCATTGTGCGTTAGTTATATGACCAGTAACTAAAAATAGTGTTGATATTAAAAATACCAATAGTTTACGGCTAATCCATTTGCTTACTAATTTGTCGAATTGTTCTTTACTCATTGTTTGTCATATTTTTTATCCAATTCAACTAAAAAAGGTGTTATAATTATTAAGTAATTCCAAAATATATAAGTACTTGCACTTAAGTCAATAAGATAAATATTTATAATTTTAAAAAGCAAATACGTAAAGCACGTTACTAATGCATTTCTTTGAAAATAACTTAATTTTCCGAATAGAAAAAAGAATATAAAACCAGCTAAAAAATAAAGAGATATATCTATTGTATCGATAATAGGATATATTTTTGCATACCAATCAAATGATATGCAAGGCAATAACACTGCATTATAAATCAATAGAAATACCCCTATATTTTTCATTTCTTAATGTGGTTTTGGTATCGGTGCGCCAATTTCTAAAGTTAATCCTAAAGCTTCGCAAGTTTCTTTAAGTCTTGCGATTTCTTCTTCTTTTGGTTCTTTCGTAAATACGATGTAAACGTCTGCGTTTGTCATTTTGATTTGTTGTTTAAGGTTAATTTTTAAGGAAAATATAAATACTCGTAATTAACACCTCCAGTACTGCAAATATTATCGCCAATATTATATGCTGGTGGCGATGAATAAATAGTTGCTGTACCAGTGTAAGGAATAATAAATCGAAGTCTATTGTTTCCGCTTACTGGTGGGTTTAATTCAATCATATACTGCCAACCTTCAAAATAATTAGTTGAACTATTAAAAATAGTTCCAACACCTTTACAAACACCGCAGTAAATTGGTGGCATTTGATTAATTGGCGGAGCATATTTAGTCGTGTCGATATTATTAGTAGTTTCGGTTGTACAACTAATAAGTAAAAAAATTGGTAGCAATAATAGTTTTTTCATTTTGTTAAAGTTTTGATGCGTTAATAAAAAGGTAATCTAATTGTTCATCTGTAAAAATTAATTTACCCAAACTTACAAGTTCAGGAGAATATCTATCTAAATGAGTTGCATACTCTAGCTTAATTAATATGAGTTTTTTTTCTATATCAGAAAGTTGTTCTTTTGGTAAATCTTTTATGACTTGAATTATATTTTCCATAGAAGTACCCATCAATACTAACTGCATTCTAGCACTCATCATTGATATAGTTTCAGGCACTAAAGATTTATTCGCTAAATTAATTTCTTCTTTGGTAGCACCTTCAATAAACTCATTTAATGAAAAGTCAAAACGTGCTTTAATAAAATTACCAACGTCAAATTTTTCAGTTGATAATGGCGGTTTTTCTTCAAAATCTCTTATAAAAAGAGGAAAACCTTGTTCATCTACAATAGTATATTTCATAATATTAAGTTTCTAGTCTAATAAATGTTCCTTTTTTAATCGTTGATGTAGCAGCAATTGACATTTTTACTTGTGGGTATAGCGTTCCGCCAGTTGTTATTTTAATCATACCCATTATCATAAATTTAGCAACAGCACCAGTATTAAAAGAATTTAAAGCAGTACTAGCAGAAGTATCGACTGTTAGTACTGTCGCTGTATTTGCTTGGGTTAATAAATTACCTTTTGAGCCAATTGCGTTGTAACTTATCCAATCAAATACACAAGTTCCACCATCAAAAGCGAGTTGAATATTTCCATTGGTAGAACTTAAATTTTCCATTTCTAAATTCATCCGAAATGTATATGTTTCTCCAGTAACTACATTTATTGCATTGTTAAAAACATCTTGTTGCGAAGTACTTGACGTTAATGTTTTATCTGTAGTTATTGTTTCTTTTAAAATAGTAGAACCGCCACCATACAAAGTATCAAAATAAGTCTTTAAAAATGCTTTGAAATTAGTAAGCGATACTTTTTTCTGTTTGTTTGAATCAGCACTATCAACTATAGAAACACTATCAGCATCAATTGGAGTTGTTTTATCAGTTAAGCTATTAATAAATGAACCGAAATTAGTATCTGTTAAAATGGCTTGGTAAGTAGTTGAAGCGGTACTTGCTAATAAGTAACCTAAAGAAGAAACCCAACTTTGATAAGCCACTAATTCTTGACTTGTAGTTGCTGGATATTTAACATCTGCGCTACCGCTATCAGGTGCTGTTAAACCTAATGCAAAAACACCATCTTTAAATATCTGTAACTGACCATTAGAAAAAAACCATTGAATAGCATCCATGCCATCTTTTACTCCAATAATACCTAATTCATTATAAAATCTACGAATAACTCCTAAATCAGGGTCGGTTAAAAGTAATTCAGTTACTTCAATTGGATTAGTTGTAATTGCTCCTATATCTGTAACTTGTTGTAGGTTTTGACTTCCGCCACTACCACCGCCAGTAGATAAATCAGCAATTTTCTGTAATTTAATTTTATATAAATTACCGCCTATTTTTACAATAACAAACTCATTGCCCGTAGGCGATGTTAATTCTGTTTTTTCGTCAACAAATACTTTATATTCTTTAGTAGTACTCATTTTGTTTAGCTTCTTTTATTTACAATTACTGCGAACCCAGTTAATAACATTGTTGCGCTATCGTCAGACGTGAAATATAGTTCGCAATCATTATCTTTTGTGATTGTATTGCCAATATAAATTGTGTTAAAAATATCGTTTGCCGAATGTGCTCCAATTGTTTTAAAGAATTTTTTACCTAATGAAAGATTATAATCGCTACCCGAACCAACACCAACTTTTAAATAAAATTCAATATTTTGATTTGTGGATGTAGTTGTGATAGTTGAATCAATTCTAAATCCAATCGTATCTCCTAATTCTAATTTACTGAAAGCAAAAACATTATTTGTAGTATCAAAAATATCAGCAATACCATCAATCGGAAACAATTTATTTGTATTAACGCCTAATCCATTATTTAATACTTTAATATCGGTTGCTACGAATGATTGAGCCGTTAATGTATTGTTATAGTCATAAATTCCAATTCTATTAGGTTTTGGTAAACTATATTCAGTTGGATAGCCGTTTTGTCTTTCGTCAAATTCTAATTTAAAACCACTAAAATTAATTGTAAAATCAGGGTTTGGCGTTCCGATTGTGTCTGCTTGCAATTCAAATCGTAAATCTAAAGCATCATTTGTAGTTGCATTAAAAAATTGACCTAAAGTAAAATATCCATTACCATCTAATTCGCTTAAATTTAAAGGATATTCCATTGTAAACGCATCAATTCCAGCGATTTTTACAATGGCTTTTAACGTTACAACATAATCGTCAGGACAGTCTGTAATAGATTTAGCAAACAATCTAAAAGATAGGCAGTATTGACCAGTTTTTTGCGCGGTATAAGTAAAAGCGTCTTTAATCGAGAAGCTTTCATTTATACCAGTTATTACATTTTGAACTGCATTTAGTTCAATGCTTTTCGCTTGATTTGTATAAGTATAATCGTCGCTTATCGATAATGTTCCGCTTCCGTAGTTCGATATACTCGGATTGTTTCGTAGTAACGACGAATTATTAAATAAATTATCGTTGAACGCTTGTATTGGTATAACTTTTTGTAAATCTGACATTATTCTAAAATTTTATAAAATCCGTTAATATAAACCTCGTGGCCAACACCCATTGAAGATATAAATGTAATATTATCGTCTGAAACAAGACAACTATTATTATACCCATTTGACCATCTTGTAAAATCTAAATAAGTATCAACCAGCGAATAGTAGATTGCATTAGGAATAGTTAATGAAACACCCGAAATAAAAGAGTTGTTGTTTTTAATTGTTCCACTTACATAACACAAACTGCCTCGTTTCTCAAAAGTAAGATTATATAGTATTCCGCTAATTGTTGTGGAATATTCTAATTTTTCTCCGAAAATACCCTCTTTTATATTTTCTAAAGCAGTTCTAACAACAACGGCTTTATTCGCTAAATTATCTCCGATGTCATCAATGCCTATTTGTATATCAATACTATTCATTTTTTATTATGTGTTAAAATCGTTATTGTCAAAATCTACACTATCGAAATCAGCAAGTAATTGCATTTGTTCTGTGTAATCATAAGTATCGTCAAAATTCATTGCGCCGGTAAATTCAACTTTCTTTTGGTTAAATTCGATATTATACGCTGTTTTCTTTGGTGTTGGCTTGTCAGTTATTCGTTTACCATTTATATAAATTGTATCGCAACTCATTGCGTGGCATAAACTTAAATATGTTAAATTAGACAAATAATCAGCAATAAAATTACACTCCAACGTTTTTATTTCTCTTGCGCTTAACTTTTGACCTCCAAGCGTTGTATAATTTGCCATTGTTGATGTAAATTCGGGATCTGAAAACCATGCTTTAAACCTAACAGATTGATAAATATCTAACAAATCGTATCTTGTTCCATCGAGTTCATATTTATGTGTAAAATCCAACCGCAATGTTTCATTTAGTCTATATTTAGAATAAACAAAAGGATTTGTATATAACTCATCGTTTAAACATAATCTCACTTCTTTCTCCCAAAAATCAAAACTATTTTCCAATAGTTCCCAAACAAACTGATTATTTGCTAATTGGTAAAATGTAGCATTTGCAACACCTAAAGAATTACCTTGACAATCAACAAATTTAAGAACGTCGCTACCATTTAATAAATAACCAGTCGAGTAATTAGTTATAAATGTATATCGTTCATTTGGATTTAAATGTATATCGTTGTATCGTGTTGTTTGTGTAGCATTGCTCTCAAACAAATCTTGACTTAACGTATTATAAAATCTCAAAAAGCTTAAATCCATTTTTTTCTAATTATCTACAAATTTATAAAATAAAACTAAACAATTGCTATTCTGTTATATAAATTGTGTCATCTGTTAAATATTTACCGCCATCTACTAAATAAACGCTATTATCAATTACAATATTATCGCTTTTCTCTAATATAACAGTTAATATCCCAGTCGCAAGTACGTATTCAAAGTCTTTAATCCAACCTACCAAAGTATTATCAATAAGCAAATAACAACCTATTGTACCATCGCTATTTCGTTGTGTCATTTTATAAGCTATTTCTTGCGCTTTATCAAACGTGGTCTTAATCTCTATTTTATATTGATTTTCATTTAAAATACGTATTCCTATTTCAATATCAGCACTATCAACAACACCGCTTACCGATATATTTTGATTTCCTTTGAAATATGTAAGTTTTATTTTATCAGTTGGATAGTATTTTGTTGCCGTTGCCAAATAGTTTAACCAACGATTAATAACATTTTTTTGCGTAAACAATAAATTGCCAAAATTATTAGGATTTGTAACACCAGTAATATCGAAAAATCCCTCGTTTGTTCTGTTTTTTAAAGTAACGCCATTAAGCGTGTACTGAATAGTTAAAAGACTTTCAATATCAAATCCGTTATTTGTACCAGTTAAGTTAATAATGTTCCCGATATTATTAATCGATGCAACAACGTAAGTTCCAAAATTAAGTCCGTTAATAGTAATTGTATCGCCAGCTTGTATTCCAGTGCTATACCAGTTAAAATTATTTGTAAGTAACTTTAAATTATTTCCGCTTGTCAATTGTGCAAATGTGCCCGTATATGTTTGGTTAACCTCGCTACCTATTGCAATGGTATCAATAGCAAATAAATCGTCGTCATTCTCTAACGAAGTGTTTTTGGTTCTGTCATCAAAGCCTAATTGTCGTGAACTTTCAATTTTATAAACATCAAAGATTATATTTGTTGTTCTATCAAATTTACCTTGTGCATATTCCAAAGGGCTTTTCCACTCTGAATATGAATGAATTAAATCTAATGTATTTTGTTCAGCTCTGTCTTGCTCAAATCTATTATAGCCGAACTTTAAATCGGATATTCTAAACTTTTTATTGTATTCTTCTACGATATTTTCGGCATAAATTTCGTTAATTTCTGAAATTATACTATTTGGGTAAAAGTCCTCAAATTGACCAATAAGCAATTTATCGCTATTTAGTTGATAATCGAGTGCCAAAAATTGATAATCATTAACTGCTTTTGCCGTTGTAATAAAGTCTTTACCTCTTATGCTTCTAATTCCGTAACCATTTGTTAAATAGGTGTCTTTCAAAAAACCGCTTTCAAGTAATGGCGCATCAACTGGTAAGTTTGATGTTTCTTTTACCAAATCAATCCAACGCCTCATATCAACAACCGAATTAATACTTACCGCAGTTGTTAAAATGTCAATTGAACAACTTTCAAAATTTATGTTTAGTTGTTCGGGGTGCAATGCATTATCATAAAACACGGTAAAATACATAAACAATTTTTCGCCATCGAATACATTGCCAATATTAAACTCATAATTTTGGTTAAAGTTTAAAGGCGCATATCCATCGCCAAAGTTAAAGGTATGAATAACTTGGTTTACCACAACCGATGGTAAAAAGCTTGGCGAATCGGTTAATAAATCAGCGTCATTTGTAGTTTTATGAACTATAAATCTAATCGATGTTGGAAGTCCATTTGGCGTGTTTGCATTTATTAAAGTAGCCATATTAAAAGCTAATCTAATTTTTGTATTGGTTTCAGTAGATTTTGCCTCAAGATATTTAAACGTTGATAAATCCGCTGGAATTGATGTGCTATTGTTAGCATAAACATCATCAAATGGGATTAAACTATCTTTTATCTCTGACTTTTCAAAATTTACACAAGGATTAAACTCAAAAGTTAACGCCCTTACATCGCTAAATATATTTGATTTTCCGCCACTATACCAACCCTCGCCACTATACAATTTAGAACCGCTCCAAATAGAGTTCTGCTCAACTGGTTTAGCTTTCAATAATACTTTAGTTGGTGGTGTTGTAATGGTTTTCTTTGTTTCAAAATCTCGTTTAAAAACAAAACGACCGCCATCATCGATAAGTTTGCATTTTATAACTTGTGATGTATCAGCAGATTTATTTTCTAAATCTAAACGCCCAAAAAAGTAATCAACACCATTTTCTTGTAATGTTAATACTATTCGAGCATCAGCACCTTTCTCGGCTTCTTTAGATTTAATATATTCGTAGCCGTGATCTAAACCACCAGTAAATTCTGCTTTATAAAAAGATAGTTCCGTACCCTCGCTAAATTTATAAACATCACGCCCAAAACGTTGGTCATCTTGACTAATTTTAATCGAAGCACCATCGAACCCGAAAGGCTCTTTAATTTCAAAATCATCAAGAAAAAATCTAAACATTATATCCTTTTATTTCGTAGTAATTGTTTTCAATTGTTGCTTTTTTTGAGCCTTCAACTATCATTCCGTTTATTCCGTGCTTATTAATTGTCAAGTACATGTTCGGAGCGATATTTTTCTCTTGAATAATAGTTGTCGTTGAATTACCTTGTTTTGGCTTTTCAGCAGTAAAGTTACTAAATATTTTCTTTGTTTGTTCAGCGGTGTAAATATTATCGCCCTCATCAAGCCAAGCATATTTAGCCCCTTTATTAGTTCCAAAATCTTTAATGTTACCAAACCTATCGGTTTGTAATTCAGCTCCTAACTCATCTTTAATAGCCAACTCCGCTTTACCACCGCTTCGACCTTTATAATATTGTGGCACTTTTTTAGATGATGCAAAGGCTATTTGTGCCAATCCCATTGCGCCAATAATACCAGCTAAAATTGGATTTGGTGGTACGGAAGCAAGCGCAGCAGTTATACCTTGAGCCATATTCATACTAATATTAAATATTGTTTGGTCTTTTTTTGCTTTTGCCTCACGATTTGCAATTTCACGTTTCTTTTTTTCTAATTGTCGTGCAAGTTCCGCTTCGGCTTCTGAATTGCCTACTGCAAATTGTTTTTGATATTCGTATTGACTATCTAACCTTGTGCGTTCCTCGTCGAATACTGCATTTCGGTTACTTGCAATGATGTTAAACGTATCTTTCATAACGCCAGCTAAAGTTGAAGCGTACAAAGTCCATTCTTTACCGCTTCCTTTTAGCGCTTCTGACATTTGCATAAAAGTATTTTGAATTTTACCATCAGCAGTAACGGTAAAATCTAACAACTTTTGCAACGAGTTCATTCCCAAATCGTTTAACTGATTTGTAAGCGTTGAAAGTGCTTCTGATTTAAAAGCCTCGTTTAATTTTTCTTTGAATTGTGCTAAAGGCGATTTAAGTTCGTTTAATTTATCAATCTGATTTTGATAGCTTTTTACTATTTCTTTTTGTCTTTCAATATCCTTTTCATCTGCCAATGCTTTTAGTTTTTCACTTTCTAAACGTCTTTGTTCGATTTCAATATACTTTTTGAAATTTTCTTCACGAAAAGCCAAACTATTTTTTTCATTATCTGATTCACGTTTATATTTATCGCTTTGGATATGTATAATACGTTGTGTTTCTTTAAAAGTAATATCTCTTTTTTCTGCTTCAATTTGCTCACACGTTTTTAAATCCGCTTCCATTGTAGCGTCATAGTTGTTTGAACGCTCTATTTGAATGGTTTTTATTTCATTATTGTAACGATTTGTGATGTCTTTTACGTTTTGTAAATGTTGTGATGTTGTAAGCTCTTTATTTCTAAAGGCTACGTTATTTTTTTCTAAATCATTCTTATATGATTCGTTTGCTTTTGCTTCTTTATAATTATATTCAAGATTGATTAATTCAATACTTTTTTGAGTGAATTTATCTAAATTACTTAATCTGTCTTCAAATTCTTGTGTAACATCATACTTTAAATCCACTTTTTGACGTTCCAAAATAGCTTTTTGTAGTTGGTATTCTGATTCTATTTCGGCAAATGTTAAGGCTATTTTTTCTTTTTTGGTTTTTGTTTTTGTTGATTTATCGTCTTGATACTCTAAAGCAATAGTTTCTTTTTTTAAGTTAAAAATATCCGCATCATTCTGTAAATCATCTTTGGTTAATAGATTTAAAGATTGTCTAATTTGAAGAAGTCTTTTGTTTGCTTTTTCTTGTTTGTCTCCAATAGCAGCAAAAGCCTCTGGGCGAACAAAATCTCTTTTGGATAATTGTTTTATTTCGGTTTCCGTTTGCTTTATAATTTCAAGTTGTAAATCCTTTTCTTTTTCTAAATCTAAAATTTTCTGTTTATTGGTTACGCTTATTTCTGATTTCTTTTCAATTTCTTTTCTTTTTTCTAAAGCCAAATTTAATTTACTTACAGCCTCTTCGCTCTTACCAGTAAGCATCTGTTCGTCGGTCAGGTTTTTAAAATAGAATGGATATTGACTTCTTAATTGTTTTAATGCAATCGCCCTTTCTTCATCTGAAATACTTCTATCTTTTACTACTGATAAATATTTTTTTAGTTCAAATATTTCAGTTTGAGCATCTTTAACACCATCGAATTTAGCGTTATTAAATTTCTTTTGATTTTCGACTAATTCCTTTAAAATTTCATTACCACTAAATAACGACGAAACCCAATCACCAATTTCTTTAGAATACGCACTAAATAAACCAATTCCAATATATAAAGCAGTGTTAAAAGATAATATACTACTGCCAATTTGCTTCATTACACTTGTGGTTTCTTTACCTTGCGCTTTTAACTCTATATTTTGTAGTTTTACTTGTTTTATAGAATCTTGCAAAGCCCCAATATTATTAGTCAATGATAAAATACCAATACTAAATGATTGACCAAAGTTTGGCAATTCACGGCTAATTTGACCTATTGCATTTTGTAAGTTTGAAGTTCCTCTTGCATAATTTCCAACCTCCAAACTATAATTACCATAACTTTTATTTACGGTATTTAAAACCTCTCGATATTTAATTAAACGATTTTCAAGTAATACAAGTTTTGCCTCTTCTTTTGAATTAAGACTTATACCTAATTCAACTTTTGTTTTTAAATCATTATAAACTGGTAGCATAGAGTTAATTTTTGCTTTAACTCTTTCGTATGCGTTTTCTGCTTTTGCTAAAGCTAATTCCTCTTTTGTTTGGGCTTCAATGGCTTTTTGTTTTTGCTTTTCTAAATCCTGATAACTCTTAGATTCATTAAGTATATTTTGAACTCTTTGTTTGGTTTGTTTTTGTTCGTTCTCTAATTGTTTTTGTAGTTTTTTTTCGTAAGAATCAATTGCTTTTTCCCTTGCTTGTTGCAGTTTTATTTCAGACAATCGTACTTTGTCGAGTGATTGCGTTAATTGGTCATTAACCTTAACACCCTCACTAGGTTTTTTATATCCATTACCCAATTGTGGTAATAGTTGAATGGCTTCTTTTAAAGAAGCATTATGCGCATCAATAGCGGTTTTGGCTTCTTGCCATTCTTTCGATATGTCTAAAACATTATTTTGAGCCATTTTCTTGTGATTCTTTATAGTAGTTGATAAACTCCATTACTGATAATTCGTTTGGATTTAGTCTAAAACCTAACGATGTAGATATTTTTGATACTAAATTATAAATGCTTAATTTATCTTTTTTCTTATCTTCTTCTTTAACAAACGTATTGATGACGTTTTGTTGCGAACTATAAACTTGTGCTAAAAAACTATCGATTTCTTCTAAATCTGAAAAGCAATTAATTTTCTTTTGCATCGGGAATAGTAATTTAATATTTTCAACTAAACCCGCTTTTGCGTACTCTTGTTGGTCAATTTCGGGAATTGAAAACACTACTTTAAACTGCTTAATTAACTCAAAAATAAGCTCTATTTTATATTCTTCTTTGATTCTTTTTGATTGTAAGCGTAATAAATTACGCCATTCAGCACTATCAAATTCCTCAAAGTAAATATCGTAAAATTCCTCAAATTTTGATTTACTCAACCCTAATTCAGTAGTTGTAACCTCATTATTTAGTAGTTTCCACCAAATTGTTATCGGAAACGTTTCCAAACTCTGATACAAGTGCGTATTCTTGTCCTTTGGTTGGTTTAAATCCTTTTGCTTTCGTGATTGAAATAGTTCCGTTAGTATTTTTGAAGTAAACATAATCGATTCCAGTTTTAGTATAAATATTTTTGTATTGGTTTATTCTTTGGTTTGTTGATGCTGGGAATGATTTACCGCACGTAAAACAAGGTTTATTTTCTACTACTTGTGTTTCAGCAACCTCAACGACTTTAGTTTTAACTTTTTTAGCCATAATAATTTTTTATAATTTGGTTAGTAATTTTAATTGCAATATCTCGTGCCAATTTAGTTTTTTCTTCATCCGAAATATTGAAATTGTATTCGCCATACTTTTGTACTATTTCAGTAAATTTACTATCGGTAGAAAATATTTCGTATTTCGCTACATCAATAAAAGCCAATGTTAATCCTTTTCCTAATGCCCCCGTTAACGTTAAATCAACTTTGAATATTCCAGCGAGTGAGTTTTGTTTATTCTTTTGAAAGGCATAACTCGAACTTGCATAAATACCGATAATATTTCCATCAGGTTTTAAACCTCTTTTCCAACGCTCACGAATAGCATCTTTTATTTTTGGAAAAACCTCCTCAAAGAGATTGTCAAAGAGGAGGTTTGTATCAATCTCGGGTTTATTCATTTTGTTATATAAACCCATTATATCGCCCATTACGCCACGGTCTTAACGTTTGATTTACCAGTGTATTTAACGCCATTTGCATCTTCAATCGCAAAGTAAGTTCCGTTTGATAAAGCTACTTGAATTGTACCCGCTGATGGCGATGCTGAAAGGGTTAACGTATAGTTACCGCTTCCGTTATCTGTAACAGAGGCAACTGTAATGCTTTGGCCTACTAATCCGTAAAAAGCCTCATCGCTTAATCCTAAAATTGGCGTTCCTGAACAAGCTGAAACGATTGTTACATCTAAATCAGTTGACGAAGTGGTTACAGAGGTGTTGTTGATAGTGATATTTGTTCCAATAGGTGCATTATAATCAAATGGATTAAAACCAATTGCCAAAGTATCTAAAACAACTTTCTTAAAGTTAAATTCATGCGCACCAGTTGGCGAGTATTGGAACATAATTTTAGATTGTTGCGGGTCTGTTCCAGCTTGTAATTTAAATGTAGTTTTTGAGCTGTAACCAGTATCAAATCCTTTTAAGTAATCTCCAGAAGCATCTTCTGTTAACAATGTACCTTTTTCAGTACATAAGATTAAATTCCAGTTTCTTTCAGCTAATTTACTCAAGTTGTTATCGAAGCAAGTTGAACGGTCATAAATGAATGAAAATTCAGGCTTACCAGCTCTAATATCTGATTTAATGCCTAATGAGCTTGTTGCAGTTTCGTTTTCGGGTGTTGTTTGCTCAAAATTGAATACTTGACCAAGTGGAACAATATCGCCCGACAAAATATAGTTGTTATAAGCAGTTTGGAATGCTGCATTTGTCATAGTTTTTGCAAACTTAACATTCTTTGATGTTGGGATAACTCCGTAAACATCGCCTAACGATTTTAAATCGCAATCGGAAAGTCCTAAACCTAAAACCTCGTTTAAGATACAAGCCGAAATATAAGTGTTTAACATAATTTCTTTTTTTTAATTAATTAATATACAATTTGGATTAATATCCATATTTAAAAATAATATTCGTGCGTCAACCGTTTGAATAGTTACGCTTTTTTGCTTTGTCGTGTTACTCGATGAAAAGTCAACTGTATTAGCTTGAACTCCGTAGTTCGGTTCGTCAATGTATTGTATTCCAAAACGCGCGTCTTTTAAATTAACAAAATTATTTGCTTTTAATACTGAATTGACCTTGTCATATAGCGGTATTAAATAAGGTTGGTAATTTTTAGTAAAACGCTCACTATTTAACATTTGATTGTTTGATAGTTGGAATAAAATTAATTGACTATTTACATTGATTTGAGTGCTATTTATTGGTGTTATTTTATTTATCACACACCAAATAAGCGGAAAAGTACTTGTTCTTGTTCTTGAAGCAATCCAAGCGTTCAACTCTTTTTGGTCGCCATAATGCGTCGTAACTGGAATACCATTTATAACTATATCCTTAAACAACTCTTTTAAGCACTCGCCCTCAATCATAATCCGAAACTATTTTGAAATTCTAAATACTGCGCTGGTACATTTGGATAGTCTGCTTCGTTATCTTTTAAAAATTGCAAATAACTAACATAACCGCTATTGTTTGAGTTAGTACCGAAGTAATCAACAAACGTAACTCCGTTTCGATATTGTCTAATCGGATGGTTGCAATGATTGCCCTGATACATTTCTACAAACTCATTATATACATCCACTAAATGCGGTGTTGAATCAGCGTTAGTAGCATTTTTGCCCTCAATAACTATTTGACCAAGCGAACTATTAAATGTTTGACTAAAATGGTTTAAATACACGTAATTTGCCATTATTGAAACTTGAAAAGCTCCATTTGTATAACGTAAACCACGCCAAGTATAAAGTTTCCCATCTTTATCATACGAACAACCATCGAATAGATTTAGCCACTTTTGGGGAGCGTCAATTTGTAACTCCCCATCTGTGGTGTAAAATTCTAAATCAGCGTTCAAAACATTGCCTAAAGTTTCTTGCAAAAATTGAGTTACATATCTATCGATTGACATTTCTAAATCAATAGAAGCATCGCTTGTCGGTTCATTTGTATTCGGAACTGCAAGTTTTCTAATAAAATATGTTTTGTCAATATATAGCATTATGCTTTAGGTTCTGATTTTTTATCTTTTACGAAATATCCTTTTTTATCGAGCGCATCCATAACGCTTTTATCTTTTAAATCGATTGTATCGCCTTTTTTAAATTTAGCCCAATCTTTAGATAATACTTTACTCATAACTATACTGCTGCAATAGCATCTTTAATTGTTGCAATATCATCATAAATGAACGCTTGCTCATCTAATTTTTTAACAAAAGCATGGAAACGGCTTTCTCCTAAAATAACGAATTGATTTTTAATAAAATCATCGTTTACCCATCCAATCTTAACAGTATATGCCATATAGTTTGTTGTATTATATTTCGACATATCTGCAACAAATATTTTACCACTTGGAATTGATTCCTCTGGTATAATTGTCATTCCACCAATTGAAACTTGGTTAAATAACGATGCTGTTGGATATAATGGATTTCCAAAACCATCTTTAGCAGAAACTAATTGAATAAAATAATCAATTGGGTTTATCATTACTAAATTAGCCATGTACGGAACTTCATCTGTGTAATTATGAGTTGTAGCAATATCGGTTACACAAGCATTTACAACATCCATAAAAGTTGGATTTGTAATAGCTAAAGCCATATCGCCAGCAACAAACGTTCTTCCGTAAGTTGTAGCACCTTTTGGGTTTGGAGCGATACCATCACCAAACAAAATTCCTTTTGATTTTTTTAGATTATGTTTTCTAAACAAGAAATCACGCGCAACACTTTCTAAACCAGCAACATCTTGAATAGATTCTTCTGTTAAACGCTCCCATGCAGCAGTTTTAACTGGTGTTGCGTATTTTGTATCCCAAGAAAAATCAATTTGTGTTTTTGTTCCACCCTCTGCTAAAAATGTATAATCACCATCTTTAGGTTTAGCCTCTGTATATGGATAAGCGGCTAAAGTAGTGTTTAAATTTGTGGTTAATGGTAAAACTCCAATTTCACGCAAATTAATATTGCTTAATGGTGCTTGTTGCGTTCCAGTAATAGCTGGTGGAGAAGTATTAGTTCCGCTTGCGGTTGTAATGTTTCCTACTGCTTTTAAAGTTATTTCAACAACTCCATTGTTTTTGAAAGCCACTTTAATGTCTTCGTGTTTTTCAACTAAAGCAGTTTTTAATTGATTTTCCAAAGTGTCAATTGATGAATTATCTTTCATCTTATCAGTAATTTGGTTTTCAATTTCTCCAGCCATATCTTCTTTAGCTTTTTTAATTGCTTCGGTAAGCTGTTCTTGAGTTAAAGCATTATCTGCTTTTTCCTCAATAGTTCCTAAATATTCATTTTGCAATTCAGCTTGTTTCTCAACTTCTAATGTTGCAAATGAATCTTTGTTGTATCCTTTTGTTTCAAGGAATTTTAAAAATTTGTTCATTTTTTTTACAATTTAATAAATACGTTACTTTTCTTTTTGTTCTCGGTTTGATTTTGAGTGTTTTCCAACGGCTCAACTTTTGAAGTGTCTATAACGGCTTCAATATCTTTGTTTTCTAATGTAGGAGTTGCTGAATTACTACCCATTACAACTGCACTACCCTCTATAATTTTTGCTTCTTTTACTACCCAAAAATAGCCTCTTTCATCAGCTACTTCTTTGTTTGCTACAAGTGGATATATTTCATCCCATAGCATTTTTTCTTCTTTATCCCATTCGGCTTCTGAATTAATTGCCAACTCCAAATTAACATAACGCATACCAACTGAATGATTTTTAACCCATCCGTTTGCATATTGGTTAAGCATAAATTCATTTCTATTTTTTTGGATTGTGCTTTCAAATATTAAAGCCTCTGTTTTACCATCATAAGGTAAACCAAGTTTTTTCCAACTCATTGATTGAACATATCCTTTAGCAGTATCGGTAATTACTTTATCAAAAGACCTATCGTGTTCTTGTAAGTGTAAAAAAGTAACATTGTCCTTTACCGATTTATTCCAAATACCATTTATATGAACATCGCCATGACTATCTAAAAAATTGGTAGTATTAATAACAACTTTTACATTTAGTTCGTTTATGTCAGATATTTGACTTGAAGCATCTTTATTTGTGTCAATTTTCACACTTGTATCAATGTAACCAAATGAAACTGAATCAGCATTTTTGGTAACTGATTTCTTTATTGAAATTAATTCTTTTTTATTTTCCTTTAGCGCTTTAAAAAGCTCCTCTTTGGTGGCGAACTCTTTTTTAGGAAACTCGATGACGTTTATCATTTCTTCACAATTTTATCATTCAACAAAATATCTTTTCTTTTCTCCAATGCTTTTTTTAGCTCTGGCGAAATAGATTTATCAGCTAATTTTTTATCAATTTCTTTAATATCCATTATAAATATTTTTTAATTCATTCTCAATATTCAATCCCAATTCTTTAGCAACTTTCAAGTTTTCCAATTTCAATTTAATATTTGCTTCTTTCTCCGCTTCAAATACTTTGTTGAATTGGCTATGCGCAAAACTTGGTCTTAAATCTTCCATACCAAAAGCAATCTCCAATACATCAGTAAACTTTTGAAGCATCGGAACTAATGTATAATAAACAAACAACCCCAAACTTTTCTCTTTACCCTCGTTAAACACACCGCCTTTTAATATTAAATCAATCAAATCACTCGGAATGTTTAACATTCTTGTTAATTTAGCAAAATCAGCATTAAAAGCATCGTCTAAACCTAATTGTTTTAAATTACTAACTAATTGATTAATACCTAAATTATCTTTAACCGTATGTATTGGCTTTTCGCTTAAAATAGAGCTTGTTACCGATTGTTGTTCTTGTGTTGACATTACACCACCGCTTAAACGTTGTGCATCGGTTTGATTTCCGCTTATTAGTATTTTTTTAGTATAAAATAAGTTTCTACCTTTACTTTCAATTGATTCATTGCTATTATCAACTATTTCTTTAACTGATTGAAGCACTGTTGCGCCATTAAACCAATCTCCGTTTATACCACTTAAAGAGTCAATAATGTAAAGATTTTCAAGTTTTAAAACGTCTTTGCTTCCGTTTGCATTTTTGTACTTAAAGTTACCTTTTAAAGAACTTCTTTTGGTTGTATCACTAAAATATAGCTGTTGATACGCTTTTACTTGTTCGGTAGTTAATTCAATGTTTTCTTTTTTCAAGAAGTAAACAACGTTATTTTGAATGTAACAATAAACATTCTCCATACTTGCATACCAGTAGAACTGCCAAATTAATTCAGTCCACGTTTGCTGTGGGTTTGGGCGTGGTGCAATCTCATAAATGTAATCCCTTTTGTATAGCTTATCATTTTTGTAAGCATCAATTTTAGCAAGGCTTCCATAGTCAGCTACAAATTTACGAACCATTAATAACGCTGGACTATCGATTGTATATTGCGTTGCATCGGTTATTTCATTTTTATTATTACCAAATAATTTGTCAATGAACGAATAGAAAAAGTTTCCCGAGCTATTTCTTTCGACATAGTTAGGTAGTTTGCCGACGCTAAAATTTATATTCCAAGCCATTTATAAAGATGAAAACCCTACACGAAATTAATCGTATAGGGTTCATTTACTAAACTATTAAACCAAATAAAAACATAATTTATGATGTTTCACAACATTATACAAATGCAAATATATAAATATTTATTTAGAATTAATAAAAATTGTTGATTATTTTAATTATTTATCCTAATCCAATGTTTCTAATGTGGCGTCTTACATATCTAATCGGGTCAACGCAATCATCATTCAGCTTAACTACCTCATCATCAACAACGCCTAATCGGTCTTTTGCATATTGATAGTTTTTAAAATCTGAATCAATTCCTTTGCTCTCAATTGTATAAACTACATTTGTTGATTGGAGTAAACTTATACCTGCCATTACCGAACCTTTAGGCTTGTCTATTCCGATTGCCATACTCCAACCAAAATCCTGCAGCATAAATATATTATCAGGAACGGCACTATCGCAAATAATTTGTCTATTTTTAGGAACTCCCAATCGTGTTAGTGTGTAAACAATAATACCGCCGTTTTCTTTAGATAATGCGCTTCTTTGTTCGGGTGTTAATTCTTGTAATAATTGGTTTTCGCTTTTGCTATTTAATTCGTGGCAATATAATGTATTTGTGTATTGGTCATATTTGCAATGAATTATACCGAAGCCGTGATTTTTACCCCAGTCAATTCCGTAAAATTCAGGTAAATTAAGATTAATAAAATCTCTAAACGTGTTTTGTTTAAAGTGAGTAAATATTCTGCCCTCAACTGCTTCAGTCCAACCACCTAAAACAATTTCAGTATATTTTTTTTCGTCTGTTTCTTTTAGCATTTGATAGTAATTAACTATATTTTCAGCTAAATACTCTTTCGGAACATCTAAATACGACGTATGAATATACATAATATTGTCTTTAATACAATTACTTCCAGCTTCTACATTTTTTTCTTCAAAGAACTTTCTATAAATCCAATGCTGTATCGATGTTGGATTTAATAATAATATTGTTAAATTACGCTTTTCTTTACTTCTAATTGATAAAAACACCTTTTCAAAAGTATCATAATCAGGCAATTCTTCTGCTTCATCAACTACAAATATATTGAATCCCGATAATGATTTTAAGTTTGCTGTTTGTTGACTTGAACCCGTTTTTATTCCTTTAAAAGCAATTCTATTATTACCACATTCAATATGAGTATTGGTAGAAACAACCGTATTTTGATAATTTAATAATTCTATTTTCTCATCAACTTCGGGTTTAATTGAATCAGTAATCGAAACATTTGTAAAACGAGTATAAAGAATATTCCAGCCTTTAGAAACTAAACCAATTAATGACAAACAAGCAACTCCGAATGATTTTGCACTTGAACGCCCACCAGTCAAAATAACAATATCTACTTCTTTATAGTTGTTATTTTCTAAAAGTTTAAATAATGGTTGGTATTTTTTTGAGAATTTAATCTGCATTATCCGAATCGATAAATACTATTGTTGGAGCTACTTGATTTAACTCTTTTCCACCGCTTGTAATATCTGTTGATTGTGATGCTCTACCCTCTGTTCTATCTGTTACTTCTTTAAGATAGTCAAGTTTTGCTCTTGCCTCTAATATAGAATTATAAGCAAGTTGTTGAGCCATAGTTTCGGGTTTAAATGAATCTATTTCTTCAACTGGCATTCTAATTAGTTTATTGTACCAATAACTAATCGATGTTTCTTTCGACCACATTCCGCCCGATATGTTTTGCGGATTGTCTTTAAACCCGCCTTTTCCTGTTGGATTATTATTTGGCA